CTTTAAAAAATTATACGATGACTCAGATGTTACAAAAAGAAACGCCAATGGACAGACTCGCTCAGGATTATATAGTTTGTTCATACCTATGGAATGGAACTACGAAGGATACATTGATGCTAATGGCTTACCTGTATTCGAAACCCCAAAACAGAGTGTTAAAGGCCCACACGGAGCGAAAATTAAATTAGGAGTAATAGAATATTGGGATAATGAAGTTGAGGGTTTAAAAGATGATCAAGACGGTTTAAATGAATTTTATAGACAATTCCCACGAACCACTAAACATGCTTTTAGAGATGAATCTAAAGAATCTTTATTTAATTTAACTAAAATATATCAACAAATAGATTATAATGAAGATATTAAAAATTCCTTAAGTATAACAAAAGGAAGTTTTATGTGGGAAGATGGTAAACAAGATAGTAGAGTAATATTTATTCCAAATAAACAAGGTAGATTTCTTATAAGTTGGGTTCCTTCTGAATCTTTACAAAATAGAAGATATCTAAAACATGGAATTAATTATCCAGGAAATGAACACATGGGAGCTTTTGGGTGTGACCCTTATGACATCTCAGGAACAGTTGATAAACGAGGATCTAATGGTTCCTTACACGGATTAACTAAGTTTTCTATGGAAAACCATCCTCCAAATCATTTCTTTTTAGAATATATTGCTAGACCTCAAACAGCAGAAATATTCTTTGAAGATGTATTAATGGCATGTGTATTTTATGGAATGCCAATATTAGCAGAAAATAATAAACCTAGACTTTTATATTATTTTAAAAGAAGAGGTTATAGAGGGTTTGCGATGAACAGACCTGATAAAAGAAGAAATAAATTATCAGTTACAGAAAGAGAAATAGGTGGAATACCTAACTCAAGTGAAGATATTAAACAAGCACACGCTGCAGCAATTGAAACATATATAGAACATTTTGTCGGTTTAAAAGAAACTGGGTATGGTGATATGTATTTTCAAAGAACATTAGAAGATTGGGCGCGATTTAATATAAATAATAGAACTACTCATGATGCTTCTATTAGTTCAGGATTAGCTTTAATGGCGTGTAATAAACATAGATATACACCCAATAGACCTATAACAAGAGAATCTGTAGATTTAGGTATAAAAAGATACGACAATAAAGGATATACATCAAAAATTATAAGTTAAATGAATATATATACTAACACCAACAGCGTTTTTCCTAGTCAAGTGGTAAGCGATGCTGAAAAAGCTACTTGGGAATACGGCGAGCAAGTTGCTCAAGCAATCGAACAAGAGTGGTTTCGTAATGGAAGAACTAATGGTAACAGGTATTTAACTAGTTGGAATAATTATCACCAATTAAGATTATATGCTCGTGGAGAACAATCTATTCAAAAATATAAAGATGAATTATCTATTAATGGTGATTTATCTTATCTTAATTTAGATTGGAAACCCGTACCTATTTTATCAAAATTTGTTGATATAGTAGTTAATGGTATATCTCAAAAAACTTATGATATAAAAGCTTATGCACAAGATCCTGAATCAATAAAGAAAAGAACAGAATATGCTTCTAAAATATATGAAGATATGCTTTCTCTTGATTATTTAGAAATATTAAAAAATACTTTAGGTATAAATTTATATCAAAGTCCGGATTTAGATGTAGTGCCTGAGACTAAAGATGAGTTAGAATTACATATGCAATTAAAATATAAACAATCTATTGAAATTGCAGAAGAAGAAGCTATATCTAGTGTATTAGCTCAAAATAAATATGATCTTATTAGAAGAAGATTAAACATGGATTTAACAGTTTGTGGAATTGCGGCTGCTAAAACCAATTTTAATACAGCTAATGGAGTAACAGTTGATTATGTGGATCCAGCTTATTTAGTATATTCTTATACAGAAGATCCAAATTTTCAAGATATATATTATGTAGGAGAATTAAAAGCTATTACAATACCTGAACTTAAAAAAGAATTTCCTAATATATCTAAAGAAGAATTAGAAAGAATACAATCAATGCCTAATAATAGATCTTATATTACAGGTTGGGGAGATTATGATGAAAATACAGTACAAGTTTTATATTTTGATTATAAAACATATCATAATCAAGTATTTAAAATAAAACACACAGATCAAGGATTAGAAAAAGCTTTAGAAAAACCTGATACTTTTAATCCTCCAGAGAGTGATAATTTTGAAAGAGTATCAAGATCTATTGAAGTTTTATATAGTGGAGCTAAAGTTTTAGGTAGTAACACAATGTTAAAATGGGAGTTAGCTGAGAACATGTCTAGACCTATGGCTGATACTACTAAAGTAAAAATGAATTATGCAATTTGTGCTCCTAGAATATATAAAGGTAGAATTGAATCTATAGTAAGTAAATGTATAGGATTTGCTGATATGATTCAATTAACTCATTTAAAACTTCAACAAGTAATTTCAAGATTAGTTCCAGATGGTGTATATTTAGATATGGATGGATTAGCTGAGGTTGATCTTGGTAATGGTACTAATTATAATCCAGCTGAAGCATTGAATATGTATTTCCAAACTGGTTCTATAGTAGGTAGATCATTAACTCAAGAAGGTGATATGAATCCGGGTAAAGTTCCTATTCAAGAACTTAATTCTTCAGCAGGTGGAGCGAAAATACAAAGTTTAATTCAAACATATCAATATTATTTACAAATGATAAGAGATGTGACCGGATTAAATGAAGCAAGAGATGGAAGTACGCCTGATAGAAATACATTAGTAGGATTACAAAAAATAGCAGCTAATGCTTCTAATGTAGCAACTAGACATATTGTTCAATCTAGTTTATATATAACATTAAAATTAGCAGAAAATATAGGATTAAAAATAGCTGATGCTTTAGAATTTCCATTAACTAAATCATCATTACAAAATTCTATATCTACTTTTAATATTAAAACATTAGAAGAAATTGTTAATCTTAATCTTCATGATTTTGGTATATTTTTAGAATTAGAACCAGATGAAGAAGAACAAGCGCAATTAGAACAAAATATTCAAATGGCTTTACAACAAAATGGTATTGATTTAGAAGATGCTATTGATTTAAGACAAATTAAAAATCTTAAATTAGCTAATCAAATGCTTAAAATTAAACGCAAAGCTAAAGGTATTGAAGAACAAGCTAATCAACAAGCTAATATAGAAGCTCAAGCCGCAGCTCAAGCCGAGACTGCAGAGAAAACAGCTATGGCTGAAGTACAAAAACAACAAGCAATTAGTGGAGCTAATGTAGAATATGAAAAAGCTAAGAGTGAATTTGAAAAAGATCGTATGCAATTACAAGCACAATTAGATCGACAAAAAATAGCACTAGAACATCAAAATGCGATGGAATTAGAAGGTGCTAAAACAAAAAAACAACAACAGAAAGAAGCGGAAATAGAAGACCGTAAAGATAAAAGAATAAAAATGGAAGGTACTCAACAGAGTAAGATGATTCAACAAAGACAAACAGATAGCCCAGCTATTGATTTTGAAAATGAACCTGAGTTGAATATGGAACCTTTCATGTAGTTTTAATTATTTAATTATATTATATTATGTCAGAAACAAAAACAACTTCTAAAGAAGAAGTAAAACAAGAAGGTGACTTTAAAATAAAGTCTAAACCTAAAAAACCAAAACAATTGGTTAAAGAAGAAAAAGTAAAAAAAGTAAAAATTAATCCTAGAGAACCTTTAATAGAACTCGAAGATAATATTACTAAAGTAGAACTTAAAACAAAAGACGATGCCATTCAAATCGGAGAAACAGAGAAGGTATCTGTGGAAGAATCATCCGGAGATAGCGCAAAGGTGGGAGAACCTGTACAAGAGTCCAACGAGACTACTGAAGGGTTTTCTCCAATCACCGAAGTTACAGAGGAAGAAGAAAAAGTAACTAAACAACCCGATAATATTGTGGTTGATCAAGTATCTGAATCTATTCCAAAAGAAGAATTACCAGAAAATGTAGAAAAACTTGTAGAGTTTATGAAAGAAACTGGTGGTACGGTAGAAGATTATGTTAGATTAAACGCAGATTATTCTAATATAAATGAAGAAGCATTGTTAAAAGAATATTATAAAAAATCTAAACCACATCTTAATGATGAGGAAATAGGTTTTGTAATGGAAGATAACTTTTATTACGATGAAGAAGTTGACGAAGAGCGTGACGTCAAAAAGAAAAAACTCGCTAAAAAAGAAGCAATTGCAGAAGCCAAAAACTATTTGGAGGACTTGAAACAAAAATATTACGACGAGATCAAGTTGAGACCGGGTGTTACTCAAGAACAACAAAAAGCTATGGAATTCTTTAATCGCTATAATGAGCAACAAGAATTTGCTGAGCAACAACATACTACATTTAAACAAAAGACTAAAGAGTTATTTTCTGAAGATTTCAAAG